TTAGGGAGGATGGAAAAGACTGAACTTATATTTTAAAAAGTATTTTGCTGCCATTGCAAAAATCATGAGTGCAAGCGCCCCCGAAAGTGTGATAATAACTATCATCCGCCGATGGAGTTTGTCTTTTTGTTCGTCAATTAGGGCTTGCTTTTCCGCTATTGTTTCGGCTGCCTCTTGCTCGGATTTGTTGTAGGATGTTCGCAAGTCTTTCAAGCTCGCTCGCTCCGTCTGTAATTGACTGTTCAAGGCTTTCGCTTTCTGCTCTACTTCCTGTAAGCTCACCGCTAAGGTTTTCGCTTGTCTCTCTTGCGCCTTCAATCGTTCCGTTAAGCTGTTCGCTTGTAATTGCAGATTCAGTCTGTCTCTCGCTAAGCTCTCCGATATGATCTCTAACTGCGTAAGCTCCGTCTCCGTGATTGTATACTGCCGCTCTTGTGCAGCAACCGGAAAGGGTAAACAGCAACAAACAGCTAAGGCATACAATAAAAATGTTCTTTTCATTCATTGCTATCCTTTTGATTTATCCTGTCTTTTGTCGACAACAACCGCTCCGTGTTCTCGAAAATCTTACATAGCTGATCCGATAATCCGAAGCGAGTTTTATTGATTTCGATAGATTTTAAAATATCGCCGTCATCGTGCCGTTCACTTGCCGCTTTCCAGTCAAAAAACATTTCAACTAAATCGGCAAGTGTAAAGTCATTGATTCCATTTTCATAATGCTCAGGGTGATGGCTGTTATGAGCATAATGATGATCTAATGCAGGTTTTAGATCGGCTAACGATTGTTTATAGGCTTCACTCCCATACGTTAAAGTTTTTAATCGCGGTGTCATTGTATCAAAGAGCGGTTTTTCAGGTTCATGTAATTTAGATTCATCATGTGTTATCGCCCTATTTATCAGCTCTTGTATAAACTGTAATAGTAAGGCATTGACACATTTTATGTGCAGCAATGTGTCTTTCGTAGAATCGTATTGTTGATTACTCATTTACCGCTTCCGTTTTTTCATAAAATAATTCTTGCCGTTTTTCTTTTAGCGCTTTTTCAATCCGATGTTTGGCAATAGCAAAATAATTATCGTCCAGCTCTATACCGATAAACCGACGGTCGGTATTGATGCAGGCAACACCGGTTGAAGCGCTTCCCATAAACGGATCAAGGACACTATCATTTTCTTGCGTAACCAATGCCATAAGCCGCTCAAGCAGCCGTACCGGTTTTTGTGTTGGATGCTGCATAGTATAATGTTCCCGCCCTTGCTGCATGATCGATTTTTCTACACAGCCTTCTGTAACCGCTTGCATTACTAATAAATCACGGTCTGCATTCTTCATTCGTTTCGACGCTGCGATGGTATGTTTTGCTGTATACCTTTCATTGTAAAAATTAATTATTGATTTTTCATTAAATCCCTCATTGATTGATTGCATGCTGTTACAGTCTCTATCTCCGCTCAACACCTTTTTTCTTACAGAGACGATATTTTTAGACATCGTAGGAAGTTGCTGTCTATCATTTCTTTCTGCTGTCTCCAAATATGCCCGTACAGCTGCAAGACTTTTATTATTACTAAGGACACTCATCAGCCGCTTAATATCTTGTTTTATTGCGCCTATATCATGCCCTTTCATCTCAAGATAAGGGACGCGAACCTTATTGATTTTCCCCTTTCCTTTACAATGAATACTGACCGTTTCGTGAACACGGGAAAGCGGTAATACGGGGCTGGTTGTTTGTACTTTATTCCAAATAACCTCTTCTTTGAAAACGAAGCCTAAATCGGCAAGCATGGTGTTCCAACGGTAAAAAGCAGTACCCCGCCCAAACAGCACGATAAAACCGGCGGGCTTTAACACCCTCTTTGTTTCGTTGAAAAAGACCGTTTCGTTAAAAGGAATATCGAGTTTTTGATTTTTCAGATAACCATACGGCGGATCGGTAATAATCGCGTCGATGCTGCTATCAGGGATTTGTGATAAAAGCTCCGTGCACTCTCCGTGCAGTAGTTCGATGTTTTCTGATAGTTTCATTACGGCTTCCTCAAAAACCCTAACACCCGTGCATAGTTCCACGAACCGACATGAGCGCCGGTTTGCTTAAAGCCGTCCTGTTCAAAAACTGCTATCTCTTCAGCAGTAGCATCAAGAACAATAGCAACATGTCCATATTGGTTTGTTTGTGTTGCGCCGAAAACAACCACATCGCCCGCTTCCGGCTGCATGCCGGCTTTATACGGAATGCGCTCAAAGTATTTTTGCTCAAGCGGCATCGCTTCATACTTGGTAAAAAGCTCCGCCGCTCCAACAACTCCGCCGGTATGCGGAATTACTAGTACGTCTTTGCAGTATTGGCGGAACACGTCAACACACTGCGCTCCGTAATGCCCGTCATAGTCAATCTTTTTGCCGTTGTATTTTTCTACAAATTCATGCAGCGTCATTTATGCCTCCCTTGTCTTTACAGCTCTATGCCTAATGCTTTTAAGTACCCCGTATTTTTTTTGATGGGATAGTCGATACAAAGCTCTTTGTACTCTTGTAACAAGAATGCTGGTTGTTCAGCCTTGTACATTGTAATTTTTTCTTTGATGCGCCGAGCGATGATTTTTATCATTTCATCAGCCCATTCATTGACGAGTGTTTCTATTTGCGGCGCTATTTCTTTCCACGTCGGATATTGTTCAGCGCCGCAGGGAACGGCGGGGAGTTTGTGTAAAAAGGCTTTATAATCTTGTTCGATAAAATAGAGGATGTCGGTGATATACCCTTTCCGCTCGGTTGCGGTAAGGCGCTCGCGCATACAGTTATAATCGACGCGCTCTTGCAGCACGTCTTTTACTAACTCAACAACCGAGAGCATCGGCATTTCACATTTTATGAAAGGTAAAAAGACTTCTTTAATCGTGCCGTTGATGCGGCGAACCACCCGCCGTTCATCCGCCTTTGTTTTTTCGTCTATTTCCCCAGAGAGCCGAAAGAGCTTTTTTCGGCATTCTTCATCATGCAGTCTATTTTTTTCTTTTTTCTCTATATCCGTTTTGAATAGTTCCAATTTATCATCAACATTTTTTTCAATGTCTCCAACGATAATTCTTTTATCTCCTACTCCCATCATTAGGCCCTTTTTAATGAGCCTATTAAGCAGCAGAAAGATGAGGACGGCAATAAACACGATTGCCGCAATACCGATGACTAACACACTGGTAGGTAATTTCTCTATAGCCATAAAACGCAGCCTTGTTGAATAATTTTGTAACGCCAGCATAGAAGAAACGCAGTGCGTAACGCAAATCAGCAGGGATAAAAATAAATTTTTTAAATATTTTCTTTTTTTATGTTCAAAATTTGTGTTACGCACCCCCAATTATTTACAATACAAGTCGTACCACAAAAAGGGGTAATGACATGGGGAAGTCTGGAAAAAACACATATACGCAAAAACCGCTTTTTACCGATTCTGCACAAAGTCCGGTTGTATCGCTTGAGGCTGTAGGAGAAATGCTTTCCGAAGCGGAAGCAAAAACAATGATAAGCCGCATTCGCTTAAATCCGCTTGCAACGCCTGAAATGATTGCAGAACTCAAAGGGGATACCGATCCGCTCGATTGTATTTTTGCTGTTGACTATCGCAAAAGTAAAAGCGGTGTTGAGTATCTCGATACCGCGTATGAACACATTGTCGAAACGATTTTGACCAGCAATGTTTTTATCCCCTCCGGCTATGGGCATCAATCGCAGGAAGCGTTCTTTTATGAAGGGAGAGAGCTGTACGGTTCGGTTATCGGTGCATTACTCGATAAAGAGGCGGGGAAAGTTTACTACCGCATTATTCCCGACAAGGGAGCGCACGCAGAAAAAATCCGGCGGTGGTTAAAAAATAAGCAAATCAATGCGGTATCAATTTGGGGAATACCGACGTATGCGGATGAAAGGAAAAAGACGGTTATTGATTACGCCTTACGCTCTGTTGATTTTGTGCCGCCCCTGAGCGAGGGACAGCATAATGAAAGCGCAATCGGGCAGATGGCGGGTATGAGCTTTGATGAACAGAAACAAAAAATAAGAGTGGCATTACAAGAGCGGTATAAAGACTATGTTTTTACAGAAGATTTTTATGATGATTTTGTTATCGGTGAATATGACAATCAGCTGTATAAAATTTCGTACAGCATACAAAATGATGCGGTGATACTCTCGGCGGCTCAAAAGGTGCGCCGCGTTGTTGAATATAAACACGAGGAGGAAGAAATGGAACTTGCAAGTATAGCAAATGATGAGCTTACGGCAGAGATTGCACGGAGAACAAAGAACGGGCTTTTATCTGCGCAAGCCGTTGCGGGGGAAATGGGGGTAAAACTGGAAGATGCTCAAAAGATGAAAGACTTGGAAGCGGCTTCAAATGAACTTGCTGAACTGAAAAAAGCTGCCGGAGAAATGGCGGTTACCGATGCGATTGCTTTTGCCAAAAAAGCGAATGAAGCGGAAAAGGCTGAGGCGGAAAAGAAAGCATTTGGCGAAATGGTCGAGGCAGTAAAGGCAGAAAAAGGCTTAATCAAAGACGGTAAACCCACCGGTGAAATGGCAGCGTTGGTGGATAAATTCTGTCATTTTGAAGCCGGTATGAGTAAAGCGCAGGTTGCAGGGGAAATGGAGCGCGTAATGAATGACGCGGACATCCAAAAGCTCGTACAAGGCAAAACTGCAACCGCTCCGGTTGGGCAGATGGCAGGGGCTGGCAGCAGTTCTGCTTCAAGTGATGAAGTTATCATATTTTAGGATAAGGAGGATAAAACTATGACAGGCGAACATCGGCTTAATTCGGTTATTAAAACCGTAAAGTTATCCGACACAACCATTCCGACAGGGCAAGACCTTGATAAACACGGCATCGTATTCGTAGGCGATAGGGTTGGCGTTGTATACGACAAAATCAACGGTACGCAAGTGTCGGTTAATTTTGATACGCAGCGGGAATTTATTACCGATTTGTTTGACAGTTCTGCGCTGCCTAAAATCGGCGGTAAAATTTATATCGGGGCATCGGACGGTAAACTGACAAAAACCGAAAGCGGTAATAAATTGGTCGGGTACTACTGGGGTGAGGTCGGTTCTCATATCGCTTTCAGTCTTGCGATGTAATTTTTTTTAGGAGGTTAAAACGATATGGACTTTATAACACAAGATGTAATCCGCAAGAATAACATTGCCGCAAAACGTCAATTCAAAAAAGGTTATTCATTACCGAATGCTCCAATGGGTGAAATGACGTTTATGCAGACCGGCGAGGGCGGAAAGAAGTTATTTACGCAGGAAATGATTGAAAAGATTTCAAAATTACCGGCGGGCGAAATGATGAGCCTTGCCGATGTAAAAGCGTTTGTACAGCAAACAGTATTGGATGTTACCATAGCGCAGGCAGAACACCCGACTGTTTACCAAGAGATTTATGATGAAATCGTAAATTCCGCTTTTCCTGAAACCGTCAAGGTACGGGATTTAATCGGTTTACAGGCTGCTTTCGGCGTTGTTCACGACGGGGAAAGTGTTGCAATGGCATCTTTCAAACTTGGAGAATTTGAAAGCGTGGATATGCAGACCTTTGCTGCCGGTTATTCCATTTCAAAAGACTGGGTTGACTACAATCAGTTTTGGAAAGTAGATCAAGCGAATAGGGCGCTGGGAATTGCGCATAATGCAATTCTTGACCATATCCATTTATCGCCGATTATCTCGGCAAGCTATACCGGTAAAGCCATAACCGACAAAGTTTCAACGGGTTCTACGAATCTTGAAAATGTTTGGCTTACTCTGCGATCGGGCATTCAAGCGGCTCTAAAGCGCAAGTCATCGCACGGGTATCTTTTGCGCCCAACTATTGCATTGTGCAATTCCGCAACGGCGATGGATGTTGAGGCGGCGGTAAATGGGCTATTGCAAAAAGGTACGCAGCTTGGATCATTGGGAGTCATTCAAAAGGTTATCGCGTATGACGGTTGGGACGGCGAGGTGAACGGTGTGGTACATAACTTTGCAGCCCCGAAAGATAATGAGGTGTATCTTATTCAGCCGAAGCAGACGTTTAAGTCGTTGGTGAAAACCGACATCACGCAGCTTTCACAACGAGGAAACATTCTGACGCTTTCAGAGCTTGACGTTGCTCAATTCTTCCGCCGCGCGGTTGTTGCCGACGTAACGAACTCGGTGCACAAGGTAATGCTTGCATAGCATAGAGCGATGATGGGGTGAGGGTACAATACCCCTGCCCCTATTCTGCAAGGAGAAAAAGACAATGGATAAAATAACACTGACACTGTACAAAACAGCGAACGGGTTTTATGTAGAACACGAAGCGGATAAGGTGAAAAACGGCTATTCCGTTGACTGTGAATCCGGTGAATGGGAAGCGCTCAATCCTGCGCTTGCGGGAACTTTTGAAACGCCGTTTAAAGCGCCGGAAGAAAACGAAAGCGGCACTCAAAAGCCGAAGATAAGCGAATTAAAAGCAGAAATCAAAATGCTTAAAGCAGCGGAAAAAGAGTTACGCGACTTGAAAGAAGCGGCGGGTGGTATTGATATTTTGCAGGCGATTGAAAGCGCAAAGAAAGCGCAAGCACACACCAATCCGTAAACAGAGAAGGGGGATAGCAACGCATGATCATCACCGAAGCGCTGATACAAAGAATCCGCATGCTCCTCAACGAAGTGATACCGGAGGGGGGCAGCGAAAAAGATACGCATTTTTCTACGCTTGATGTAACGATCACATTGCAAAGGGCAGAAAGTGAAAATCATGCGCTCTATCTTTTATGGACGCAAAAAGCGGGCATTATTCAAAAAGATGGAGGCGATATAAAAAGCATTCGTGCAGGCGGAGAAGATATTGAAAAATACACCGCCGCCGATTATGTCGCCCTCTGCCTTAAAACTGCGCAAGGGTATAAAGAGGCATGGGAAGCAGAGCGGAAAAAAGCCAGCACTTCGGTTTTAATCTTTAGTAAAAAAGATGATGAGGCGGCGCTATGGTAACTGGTATCAAGCAATTACGGAAAGACACGGAAAGTATTATCGATGTAAACCGGACACTTCTTTTCTTTATCCGCCGTGAAAGAGAGAAAAATGAATACGGTAATGTCAGGGAAGTGGAAAAGCGGACGGGGCTCCAGCGGGTTCGGATTGCAGAAATTTCACACAGCGAAACTGATCGGCTTTTGCAAGAAGGATTGTTGAAAACGCATATCGTCAATATCACCGCATTCCACGATGCGGATATTCAAGCAGGCGACTTATTCGATTTTCAAGGCAGTCGGTATGAAGTCATCTTTATCCGAAAGATCACTATCGGCGGGGATGCGCCGGAGAATACCTACAAGATGTCAGGGAGAGCAAAAGAGATACAGGAGGCAGCTCAATGAGAGGGATGGAGGCGGTCTTTGAACGGTTAGAAAGCATCAACAAAGAAATGCTGAAAAGCTGTGAAACAGTTGCCTGTGAAACCGCCGCCAGTATGGAGCGCTATGCGAAAGAAAACCATGTATGGAAAACTGATACGGGACATGCTCGTGATGGATTGCGCGGCGTTGCATCCCGCTCTTCACAGGCAATATCAGCAGGGATTTATCAGGATATGTACGGTATGACTGGCGATGAATACGGACGCTGGCTTGAAGAAGGCAAGCGGATAGTAGCAGGCGGAATTACCTTCGGGCAAAAGTACGGAATTTTAAAGCCGACGCGGAATGCCCATGCCGGTATGTTTTTTGACGGTATCGAAAAAGCATGCGGACAAGCGCTCAAGCGGCAATAGTATAGAGAGGAATTACAACAATGCGAAGCGCCTTGTATGCGGAACTGGCAAAACTCTATCCGGTGTATTACATCGGGAACGTAGAAAAAACGGTAGCAAAGCCGTTCCTTATTTTGCAGTTTGAACACGGCATTAAAACGCGGCTGGGAAGCTGGAATATGGTTACCGTGAGTGTCTATGTTCCGGTAGGAGACTTTGAATTGCTGGACAGCGCGTGTGAGTCCATCATCACCGCACTGAACGGTAAGCATCTTAAACGAATACAAGGAGGCGGTACTTTTTTAGTGCAATACGTTGATTGCTCAAGCGACCTCGTTGAGGATTCTCTTGGCGCAATAGTAAAACAGCTCAATTTTAAAATCCCCGTTTTCGGCGGAGATTTTATGTAGCGGGGGCTGGTAAAAAACAGCGGCTTTTTATCAGTGCCTATCGATAGTATCGGAGGATAAAAGATTATGGAAAAGAAAAATGAATACGGGTATTCAATCGGTAAAATGGAAGCGGCACATCTGAACGCCGATAAGAGCTTACCGTCTCCAAATGACTGGGAAGATACCAATGCGCAAACCGGCGAGGTAAGAAAACATAAGGGAGGGCTTGTCGGTAAAATAGGGCCTTTCAATATTGACGGCTGGACGGCAGATGATTTTAAGCTGACAGTTCTGTACGGCACTAAAACAGAAACCTTCACATTTACCCCGACTGCTGCGGATAAAAAAGCGGTCAGTGTTGCAGAGATAGCCAAAGACTTCAATACTGCCTTTAGTGCGCTTGAAGCAAAAGGAATAAAGCTCAAAGCCGCTAAAACAGCTGTCGGATCCGATTACGATGCAGAGTATCTTAAAATCACCACAAAAACAGCGGAAGATTTACCGTTTTTTGCGCCGATTGGGTTTCGGGGAAAACTTGCTGAATTACTCGGTATTGTCGGCTATCATTCGACCAAAGAAGCAAAGAGCTTCAAAGATGATTTTGACAAAGAAAGCGGCAAAACGGTTGACGCAACAAGCGGGCATGGCATTCGCTGTACAGTAAAAGAAGCGGATAAGATAAAGGGGATCAATCTTACCGCTTCATTTGCAAGTCTATCAAATACGTTTTTTGCCCTTGTTACCGGAAACACGTACAATGAGGAAACGGGAGAGCTGTATATCGACAATACCGGAAACCCGCCGCTTGTTACCTTCCGCTATTTTGTAGAGCAGTACGAAAGCGGGCAAAATACAAAAGGCAGTTACGCCCGTGTCAAGGTCGTTATTTTCCCTTCCTGTCAAACAACCCCAACCGGCAGCGAGGCAAGTGAAGATGCTTTTGCAAACATTGAATTGCAAGGAACCGGCGGAGAAAACAAACGCAGCAATTTACCGTTAAAGTTTATTAAAGAAATTTCACTTGCCGACTACATGCAGTACGTACAAGGGTAAAACAAATCATCAGCCCGTCTATCGCTGAGGCGGGCTTCAATCCACTATCAGGTCAATACTATCAATGGAAACAACAGGAAAGGAGTTTTAAGCAATCGCTATGTTTGAAAGAATACAATCATTTTTCACTAAGACAAGCAGAAACCGCGCAATCAAAACAGCCATCGAAGAAGCAACAAAAGTGCCTGAAAGTGAAGCCCAGCGTCTTGCGCTTGCCACCTGTGAATGGGTGGAGCTTTTATGGAATGGGACGAAACAAAAGTTTTTCATTCACAAAACGAATTTTCAAGAACTTTTGACCTGCGGAAATTTCCCCAATATCTTGTATAAATTTGTCAATGGTATTACCGAAGCCATTGGAGAAAAAGATACGGCAATATCGGAAATTGACCTTAAAAAGATGCAAGAGGAAGAAGAAAAATTTATCGTTGAGCTTGCAAAAAAGAGCATGGTTACTCCAACGTATCAAGAATGTTACGACGCTATTTTGAAGATACGCGGTATCAGTGAAAGCTCTATCAACGATGTTATCCCGAAAGATTTTTTAGACGATCTGTTTCTTTTCTATCTTATCGATTGGGAGCGCACTGTAAAAAAAAATTTGGAAAAGTACCATTTGCCCGCTTCGGCAGGCTCGCAAAATACTACCGATGCAAACCAAGCAGCTACATAAAAGGCTTAGATGAATTTGAAGCCTTTGTATTTGATGAAGCCTGTCTTGTTGCTGTTGAAGGAGAACAGCACCAGCAGGAAGAGAAAGAGAAAAGACGAAAAGCGGAAGAAAAAAGAGAAAAACAATTTCAAAAAGATATGGCAGAGACCTTTGCAGGGAATGATACATAAAACGGGTGAGATAGATGGGACAGAGTTTAGGCGAACTATATGCCGAGTTGTCATTAAAAACAGACAAGCTACATGATGGCATAGAAAAATCAAATAGAGAACTTGCGAAACTTGAGCAGGATATTGATAAGACAGTAGAAAGTATCAATGCGAAGCTCGCTGCTATCGGTGCCGCTCTTTCTGCCAGTGTAACGCTCCCCTTAACCTTGCTCGGGAAAGCGGCACTCGATACCTTTACGAATTTTGAACAGTCTATGCAGAATACTTTTTCTGTTATGGGGGCAAGTGCATCCGAAATGGAAGCCTTGCGAAAGAAAGCGGAAGACATGGGTGCGAGTACCCGCTTTAGCGCAAGCCAAGCCGCCGATGCCCTTTATAGTTTAGGTTCAGCAGGTCAATCAGCTGCACAAGCAATGAACAGCCTCGATGGTGTGCTCCAGCTTGCAGGGGCGACGGGAAGCGATTTAGCCTTTACCTCAAGCACGATTGCTTCAACCCTTTCGCAGTTTAATCTCAGTGCAGAAAAGTCAGCGCACATTGCCGATGTGTTTTCGCTTGCTATTAGTAAAAGCCAAGCGAATATGACAAAGCTCTCGTACTCAATGAAGTATGTCGGCCCTGTCGCTGCCGGTTTGGGGGTGAGTCTTGAAGCGTCAACCGCTGCCCTTATGCGCCTTTACAATACCGGTTTCGGAGGAGAGCAGGCCGGAACGATTTTACGATCCGGTTTGCAAAAGCTCGCAAGCGGTACGGATGATGTTAAAAAGAAACTCGAAGCGTTAGGAGTAAGCTACGATGAGGTAAACCCGAAAACGAACAACTTTGCCGACATAATCGAGCGGCTTAAAAATGCGAATCTTGACGTTGCCGCCTCAAGCGATTTATTTGGTGAAGCGGCGGCCGCCGGTATGCAAGCGCTCATCGAAGGCGGCGGGGATGCCATCCGCACGATGGACGGCTTACTGCAAGCCTCCGACGGGGCGGCAAAAAAGATGCAGGATATTCAAAACGCTTCTTTTGCCAATACGAAGGCAGAACTTTCAAGCGCCTTTGAAGCCGTGCAAATTACCCTTACCTCAAATATCATCCCTGCGGTCGATATGTTTGCAAAAGGCATTACCCGCGTTTTACAGGCTGTCAATGATTTACCCGTCTGCGTTCAAACCACCGGTACAGCTTTTGCCGCGCTTGCCGCTGCTGCCGGTCCCTTACTCCTTGTTGCAGTCGGAATCAAAAAGATAAAAGCTGAAATGGTGCAGCTCAATATTGCCATGTCCGCTAACCCGATTATAGTATGGGGCGCTGCCATTGCCGCCGCTGGAGCGATTGCCCTCGGCATTATTGCGCAGGTGAAAAAAGCGCATGAAGATTATATCCACGGTGCAAAGCGAAGCGTAGAAGAAGTTAAAAAGCTCAAAGAGGATGCCTTAAAACAAGGGAATGAAGGACGCAAGATTCAGTCGCTTTTTGACGAATATACGACTCTAAAAAATAAAACGCAAAGAACGGCGGACGAACAAGAGCGATATAACAATCTTTTAAAGGAACTCAAGACAATCGTCCCCAGCGCAACCGAAGCGCTAGATGCGCAAGGTCAGAAGGTTATACAGAATGAACACGCAATAACCGAAGCAATACGCAAGCGCATTGAAAGTGAAAAAATTCTGAATAATTTGGCTCTTATTAAGGCAAAAAGCAACGTAGCTCATGCGCAATCGGTTCTTACTTCGCAAGGGGCAAAACTTCCAATGCAACAAGCAGCATTAGAAAAAGCAGTCGCCAAAATGGAGCAGGCAGCAAATAGTTATTCAAAAGCGCAATATCTTAAATCGGAATACGACCTTGCCCTATTGGAAAATCGAAAAGATGAAGCGACACGAATTTATACTACATTAAAAAATTATGCTGATAATGCGCGGCTTGCCGGAGACATTTCATTAACGCGATGGGATACCACGAGTATTGTTCAAGCCTTTGAAACAGTTAAAACAAAAGCAGAGAATACCGCAGAATCAGCCCGCGCTGCCTTTGAAAAAACAGCTGCTGCGATTCAAGAAAATGAGCAAGCGCAGCGTGAACTCAATGAAGCGATTGAAAAACAGCATACCTTAGAAACAGCAGAAAAGAATATCACCGCTACTCCAGAAAAAAAGAAGCACGATGAAGAGCTTGCCCGTCTTGCCAAAGAATGGGAAGCGGAAAAGAACATCATCGATGAGAAAAACCGCGCTGCGCAAAAGATGGGGGAAAGTTTCAGTGTCCCTCAGGAGCGGATAAAATTTTTACAAGCCAAATTAAAAGAACTTATTGCGATAAAACCGGAAGATATTGATACGATTTTTACGCTCGACTCCAAAGGCTTACAAAAATATTTTGATGCGATAGCCCAAGAACAGAAAAAGTTAGAAAAAGGCAAAGGAACGAAAAGCGCGAGCGTTAAGGGAAAAGACACTTCTTACCAAGCGCAAATAGCAGAACTCGATAAGTTCTATCAGGATAAGATCGCAAAAGCAAAGGAGTACGGACAATCCAGTCTTGCCGTCGAAGAAGAATATCAGCAAAAGCGACTTACACTGATCGAACAATTCATTAAAGCGGAAGATAAGAAAAAAGGCGCCGGTAAGGGGATCACCGTTGAAACAAAAAGCGCAACAAAAGATGAGAAAGGATCCGGCGTAACGCTCGGCGATGAGCTTACTAAAACAAAGCTGATGAGCGATGCCTTTGGGCGGTACCAGATCAAACAAAAAGAATTGCAAGCAGAGCTCAAAAAAACGCAAGAAGAAATTCAAAAGACAAAGGCGCTTTTAGAAGGAGAAACTGGCGCGGTTTCTGCCGAAGAGGCAGGACAGGCAAAGCGATATTTAGAAGATTTACAGGAAGAAGCAAACAAATTAGAAATAGCATTAGGGCAATCAAAATATTCATTAAGTCAAATTGATGAGACGCTCAAAAATCTTGACACGGTCGGCAAGTCTGATTTTCAGCTTCGCCTTATCAATATCGAAGCGGAACGCAAAAAAGCGCATGAAGTGCTAGAACTTGCACGAAAAAACGGAAAGATAAAAGACGATGAAGAGCTTACCCGCTATAAAGCCCTTGCTGACAAACAAGCGGCTATTGCAAAAACGTCTATGGCGCTTGGACTGGTCAATGGAATGTTGGGCGTTGCCAACACTATTACGCGCATCATTAGTCAAGCTGTTGAGAAAGGTTCGGCAGATGCAATCAGTATTATCCGCGGCATCAATGATACCGCCGGGGAAATCGGCAGCAAAATTCCAAACCCGATAGTACAGGCGATATTCAGCGCAGTACACACAACTATCAGTATCACCACGGCGATTGCCGAAGCGCAAAATAAGGCGCTTGAGAAAAAAGCGCAAGAGCGAAAAGAAAAATATGAAAAGGAGCAAAAAGAGTATTTTGATTTAGTCAATCAGCGTGTGGGAGGGCTTCTTGGGGACATCGCAAAGCGGATGAGCGGTATTGGAAAATCTTCCGTAAACTGGAAAAATGCGCTTGATGTTTCAGGGCTCGAGCGGGAAAAAAGAAAAATAGATGACTTTTATAAAAAATTAGACAACACCGAAACAAGTGAGACGATAACAGAAAAAAAGACGCGGCTTAAATCAAATGGAGAGGGAGTCTCGAAAGGATTGCGTGTTTTCCTCGGTCTTATTTCTGGCGGTCTTTCAGAAATTTATTACAACAAAGAATACGAAGAAGAATACTATGAAACACGGGCGTTAAAACTTTCGGAAGTGCTGGAAAAGTTTCATAAAGCGCGGGAAGAAGGAAACCTTGCAGAAGCCGATAAACTCGAAAAAGTTATAAAAGATACGATGAAAGCGGAAGCAAAAAAGCAAGGTATTGATTTAGATGCGCTTGACGGTATTGCTAACTATGTGCAAGGGCTTGAAACGTCTTTAGCAAATTATATCAAAACTCGCGATTTTGGCGCATTCAAAAAAGAATTACGAAAAGCATTATACGATGCCATTGTGCAAAAAGCGGTATTCAATTCTGCGCTTAAAAAAGTACAAGAAAATCTCAGCCTTCTTGAGCAAGGGAAAATATCGCAAGAACAGTTCGATCAGTCGCTTGAAGAGATGGCAAAAGATGCCGCCGATCATGCAGATAGGATGGCGGCACAGTTCGGTATCGCCGTTGATAAAGATAAGCTCTCAGAAGAATGGCGGCAAATCGGGGAGGCGATGTCATCGGCGCTTACCACGGCATTAGGAGAATCAGCCTATAACGCCGACTGGGGAAGTTTCAAAAAATCGTTTGCCGCTGAAATGAAAAAAGCGATTATCCAATCTACCATAGAAAGCGCCGGCATTAAAAAGAAAGTCGATGCGATTATTGCAGAGATTATGAAAGATGGAAAAATTACTACCGAGGAAGTAACCGGTACAATAGATACGCTGAAAAACCTCTATGATCATTTAGAGGGGGATATGGCGGAACTTTCCAAAGTTACGCGGGCGTTAGAAGGTGGGGTAGAAGTAAAAACACAGGCTGCCGGTACTATTATTCAGCAGCTTTCAGGCTCTGATAGAGACGTGTTACTTGAAGCGATCCGTGAAGGTTTTAAAACAATCAATCAAAGCATAGACTTAAAAGACGCAACCATCCAACATTTAGTAGCAACGCAAATCATCATCAATGCCGTTACTTTTAACTCGTATAACGGAACGGTCAATATTTATGCAGATAAAACAATTAGTTTACAAGACTTAGTGATAGAAATCACTAAAGAAATCATAGCAGGGGGATAGCTCAATGAGAATATTCGACGGGCAAACAGAACTTCCGCTTCCGCAATGGATTACCGTGTCAGAAAGTACGCTATCGGTAAAAACGAATACCGGAAAAGTAAACGGACTACACGGGGATCGATTGGTAGGCGATGAATATTACTCTTCACGGGTACTCAAATGCTCCGGTACCATTATCACCGATGATTATCCGCTCGTTGAAAAGGAACGCTCCCGCTTGCATGATATGTTAGCAGGACGGCTTTTACAGGTCTACCGCGATGATGGTGATCAGATGTTCTATGAGTGTATACTGGACGGCTCAATCAACAGTAGTTACTACAACGGACACACTATTTCAAAAGCCTTTACGATCAGCTTTAATCTTAAAACCCTACAGCCTTTTGGATGCAGTCGCCGTATGCTGAAAACAAACCGAATATACCAGAAAAAAAAGATCGTAGTGCAGGGCAATGATATAGTCTATCCAGCTGTCTTTTTTTGCGGACAAAAACGCTATGACAAAGAACTGTTAGTCTGTAACGGACGCAGCATTGCATTAAAAAATCCGGTGTATTTGCGTAAAGATGAAAGTTTATTTTATAGTCAATGCCATCTCTCCATTAACCGCAATGGCAGTAATGAACTTATCGGATCCGATAGAAGCGGCGACGAGAGGGCTGTAAAAGAACTCATTGATATATCAGCATATATGACAGATACAAGTATTACTATGCCGCTTTATTTGAATGCAGGGGTGAATGAACTGTTTTATTATTCAGGCGGTACGTGCATGGTGCTATACCACGATGTGTATAAATAAGTTTTTTTAAGGAGGCATACAGTCATGATACAAGAACTCTTAGCACGGGCGGCGGAAGATTTAACCGTTGCCTTGAATAATTTTGAAACAGCGCGCAAAGAGCTGACCGATGATGAACGTGCGGCATTCAAAGAAGTCTGCCGTAAGGCAAAAGAAGCAGTACAGGAAGCGCTCGATGCGGCAAAAGGGAAGTTAGACGAGAAAACGGCAGAAACTATTCGCCAGATTGAAGCGCTCCTCCAGCAGGGGCTGACCAGTATTGACGAAAAGATTACGCAAGCTGGCACCGACATAACCGGCAAAGTAGACAAGGCAAAGCAAGACGTTGATACCAAAGTCCAGCAGGGACTGACCAGTATCGATGAAAAGGTTGCGCAAGCTGACGCTGCCATAACCGGCAAGGTAGACAAGGCACAGCAAGACGTTGACGGCAAAGTCCAGCAGGGACTGACCAGTATCGACGAAAAAGTTGCGCAAGCAGGTACCGACATAACCGGCAAAGTAGACAAAGCAAAGCAAGACGTTGACGGCAAAGTTCAGCAGGGACTTACTAACATAGCAGAGAAAACGGCGCAAGGCGTTGCAGCTGTCGATACAAAAGAACAACAGGCAAAACAGAGTATTCAAGAACTCTTAAATAACCATGTATTTTCCACATCTGGCGGTATGACTGTTGAGAATAACGGTTGGACAGGAGCATTACGCCCTTGTAGTAACGGCGTGGAATTTGCGCTCGAACAAAACGGGGTAAAAAAGTTTTATACCAAAATAGAAAACGGTTTAGTTGATTTGTATATAAAAGGTTCAATTCATGTTGAAAATACTGTTGAGCGATGGACGCGACGAAACAGTCCTCAAACAGCCTCTCTTCGTTCCGTCTACTATGCCAATGGTACATGGGTAACTGTGGGAGATAAGGACATTATCACGTCAACCGACGGCGTGAATTGGGCGCGACAAAACAGCCCGCAAACAGCCACCCTTAATTACGTCTACTATGCCAATGGTACATGGGTCGCGGTAGGGAATAACGACATTATCACGTCAAACTACGACGGCGTGAATTGGACGCGGCGAAACAGTCCTCAAACAGACTCTCTTCGTTCCGTCTACTATGCCAATGGTACATGGGTAACGGTAGGGAATAAAGACATTATCACGTCAAAAACAACGGTATTGTAACAGAGGCAGCGCTATCGCACGCAGCAAGAGGGCGATGAACAGAGAGGGGGTAGCGGAAAAACAACCGGCGGACATACAAAACAGCAGTAGATGCGGTTGAGGGGATGCGAAAACGCAGCTGATAACCGTGCAGTAGTACGCCGGTTTTTTGGAGTGTAGGGGGAGACTTCCCCCCTCATAAATACGGTAACTGATGATAACAAAACTACGTGCGCAAGGGGGCTTTTAGATGGTTTTGCTGTATGACAAAAACGGAAATTTTCTTGCAAAAGAATACGAGAATAGCTGGCGATACTCGCATAAAAAAAATACTATCGGCTCCGGTGAAATTACCGAGATACCGTATTACCCAAATGCAAAATACGCGAGCCTGTACAAGCAGGTAGACCATCTCACGGTTGAAAAAGTGAAAGACGTGATGCTTAAAGATACATTCGGCAACGGCGAGTATATCAAATACAATATTGAAACGCTTGAATCCTTTTTGACGCATTACCAGATTCCAGCAAACTGGAAAGGCTGGAGCGGGAAACCGTTACGTTTTGTACTTTCTGATCTTATGTATGGCTTTGATTTTATTAGGCGTTCAACGCTGGCGGAGTTTACCAACTATCTTGATAAAGAGCATATTGACTTAAACAAGATAAAAGACGGGGATATTCATTTAGCGTTACATGCGCAAGGCGATTCGCTCCACTATTACGAGCAAGGGCATATTACCTTTTCGTTCGACTGCGGGGACTGTGTGAGCCAGCGGTATGTGCGGTGGAGTGAAACCAGCGGGGAGAAAGTCTATATCGGCGTGCAGTCGGTTGGCTCCGATACCCCGATAACGGATAGTACGCAGATAGACTTTTCTACAGTCCCTGTTTTAAGCGCGCCGCGAGGCGTAAAGGATGCCACTGCTTTGTTCGGGGTTCCGATTGTTTCCACTAAGCGGTATGTTGCCGTGCGCTTTACCTTGCAGTATGTCAATGCCGACTGGATAAAAGACTACGCAACGCATAAGGTCTACAATGAAAACAATGTACTGGTTGATAGAACCGTGCGAGGCTTTACGCCGGTGTTGCGTTCATTTGAAATTATTACGCGCAAAAAGACGGAATTGCAGCTTAAAAAGTTGCCGAAAAAGCTGGACATGCCGGTAGATGGTATCGAGTTATCAGGCGGTACGCTGTGGGACGCACTGCAAAAAATCAGGCAAAAATATCCATTTGACAGTCAATGCTTTTTTGAAAACGGACAAGCGTATTTTGAATGTGCAAAAAGTCTTGAAAAGCCGATAAACTATGAAAAGATGTTACGGGCTGATGATGCTGAAGCGCGGCAGTTTAACAATACCACGATAAAGACTATTAAGCGTGAAATACATAAGGTGAACGTGCTGCACTGTTACGGTGCAGGGGAAGGCTTACAGCAGCTGTATGTGCGGGTTCCAGAACACGGCACGTATGATTCACTCGATACGGTTGAGCAGGTTTTTACCGACACCAAAATGAAAACGGTTGAAGAACTCAGAGAGGCGGGGTACAAAAAGATTAAAACCTTACGCAAAGATGATGATCCGATGTTTCAGGTGCAAACGGATGAACCCTTACGGCTGTTTGATACGGTGCCGCTGGTACACCCAAAAACAAATAAAATCTATCAGGCGCACGTGGAGCATGAGCGTATTCTCTATAAAGAAAATGTGTATGAACAAGAATTTGGACTCGGCGGGTTTTTATTTAATCCTTTACAGGATTTAGTCAATGACTTGCGAGATGATGCAGAGGAAACGGTGAGGGAGTTTGCCTACCAGCCCTTTAGCGTTACTGCACATGCAAAAACCGGCTGTATCACGCTTGAGTGGGAGGGGCAAGAAGATACCTATAGTGTAAAATGGAAAAAGAAAAGCGATGAACAGTATAACTACCGGCAGGTAACAGGCAGGACGAGCGATTTTAACGGGCTAGAAAACTATCAGCCGTATCTTTTTAGCGTTGCAGGGACGTATAACGGTACGGTATCAGAGTACACGCACGAGATAACCGCTGAGCCGGTAGACTGGGCGACCGATCCGAATAATCCCGATAATGCAGTTAATAAGGCGATAGCAGCGCGTACCCCCAAATACTTAGGCGTCGTTGAAACCGTACCGACTACCCGCACGGCTGTTATTACGAAGGGTGAGCGGCTCGGTGCGCAGGATGCAAACGCTGGAGACTGGGTACTGATGGCTAAAACGGTCGGCGGCTGGAAAGTCGGGGTATGTTATCGCTGGACTGGTGCGCAATGGATGAACCTTGAGCCGGAATACAACTACACCGAGCAGTACCAAGCGGCGCTGTACCATATCTGCGAAATAGAAGAGCTGATGAAGAATACGGGTCATTTCGGGGCCTTGTTTGCCAAAATGCTGGTAGCTCAGCAAGCGTTTATCGATAATCTTGTTGCTCGTCGTTTCCGTATTGATAGCGATCCGAACTCCGATACAGACTTTGAAGCATGGTTTGATGAAACAAATGGACTACTCATTAAAAATAATAATGAAGACGTGTTTAAAGTTACCCCGAACGGCTTCGCCTTTATGAAGAATGCAAAGTTTGAAGGGGAAATCGACTGTCAAGGGTTTCAGGTTTTAAATTCGCCTCCCGCTCCACAACAATTTTTATATTCATGGAGTGCAGGAGACAACGCTCTTACTGTTTTTCAAAAAATAACAACCTTGAAAGATAAAAATTTCTTAGGTGATAATAGCTATTATTATGATACACCTTTAGCATCCGGTCATGCGGTCGATGGAACCTATGGAACTACTACTATTCGGTATATCAAATGTGAACAGTGGTGTAGTCTCGGTATAACAAATGTTAGAGTTACTCTTTATAACAACAATGGAGCTATTGTTGAAAAAATAAGTGGTGGAAAAAATGATGACGGCGTTATATCAGGTGAGCAAGAAGACGGTATATGGGCAAAATGGCACCCATCGCAATATAGTGCGACATTTTATACCTATAATCCTTCACAGAGAATAGTTATTCCTAATATCTCTTTTGGTAAATCATCTGAAGCAAATGTTTTATATCGAGATGAAAACGGTTTTGTGAAAATAAGCTAAAATTCCCGCAGATACTCAACAAATATTTGAGGTATAGAAACCGCAAAGCTCTTATTCTGCTTATGAAAAAGAATGGTGAACCCTGCTTGCTGGGAGCGCATTTTGATAATATCCTGCAAGGAAAGGTCTGCCATGACTATGATGTTTTTTTTACTAACCTTTCCTGCAGTCAATTTGAATATCAGCTCATTTCTCGCGTATGTAATAACAGGGTTAGAAAGAGTGAACACATCATTATTTGCATATTTTATTTGTACAGGGTTGCTTGCGCGAGCTTGATCCTCATTCTCACCGGCAAGTGTTACGGTTATAGTAAAACGTATACTTTTGGCATCATACGCAATAGTCTTTTTTATTTCTGCAAGAAAAAAATAAGCCTCATCTTTTGAAAAAATATCATGTATTCCATAGTCGAAGAGAACGGTGTTGACAATATCTTCTTTGAGCGGAACAAGTTTGTATTGCTCTTCAAGGGTTCGCACATCTTGCTTTTTGCTGGTTAGTGAGACTTTCCCAAAATGATCATTTATCTTTTGCTTCTTTTCTTGAACTAGTGATTTATTCTCTTTCGCTATCAGGTCTTCTGTCATAGTTTTCCCTTTCGCGTTCGTTGCGTAATTGCAAGATACCATAGACAGCATGAATAACGCAAATAAAAGATAGATGGGCTTTTTCATAGGGAACTCCTTTAAGTAAAGTATAACTGAAAACGAGCGCAGGGGCAAGGGGAGGCTTACCGATTTTTACTTGAGCTAACAGATGTTTTTTTGATAAATAAATTGACATAGAGCAAAGATAAGCGGTATGTTATGTATTCGCTATACGCTTTAAATCATCTTCTATCTTAGGATAAAATTCTTCTATCCTAGCAATAATAAAATTAATATCCAATGCCTTTTTTTCTGACAAAGATTTTATAAGTTCTTTCAGCATTTTAACCATAGCTTCTAAATTATTTTCTTTCTGGTATTTGTAATATTTTTTCTTTTGAGTATCATCAAAAAAGCCCTTTTCACAAAATAAGTCATAAGATAATAACAAGTTCTTATATAGGTCAGAATAGAGCGGCTGAAAATCCTCATCACCAGTTCTAAAATGAGCATCGTCAAATATTTTAGGCTCAGGCTCATTTTCTTTAAAAGAATTACGTAAATTATTTAAGATATTCACGCCATCAAACTGCTCACTACAATGAAATCGTTTAGCCAGCTTATTCTGCAAATTTCTTATTAACAAAACGGTCTGTAATCGCGAAAATGTCATCATTGCAGCAATACAATGTACAAATTCATGTGTTGAGATATTCTTCCTGATAACGGGCAAAGTATTCTGTTCAAATAATTTCTCACTTAATAGTATGTATAACACATATGATTTCTTACTTTCTTTATACCGCCAAATAAAAAGCCCTGCATTACTAGGATTAAGAAACTTACATTTCTGTACAATTAAGAGGCAATTAGCCATATTTTCTCTTATCAGAGCCGGATAATCGCCTCCTAAAACATAATTATAAGGCTTACTGCTTAATTGTCCGATATGTAACTCTTTTAATACGGGTCGAAACACTTTAACAGCCCAGTCTATTGTTCTTTCTATATTGACTGACATTGTATAACTAACCCTTAATTTCCCTTAATTTTTGATTGTTTTTATCAAGAAGACTGTCAATATCTAAGATATTATCCATTTCTTTGACAGTTTCTACGGTTTTATGAATATCATCAAGAGTAAGAGAGCCGTATGCTTCAATATTTAAAATACCAAGATCTTTGATTTCCCTTTTGAGTTCTTTTACATCAATAGTATTCATAAATATACACCTCCTCTTAGATTATTTTATCCTAGATAATACTATTTTCTTATCGGACTATCCGTACCAAGTATTAGATAGTTCGCGGAAAATATTCGTTTTATCTTAACTATCATTTTTAGTACAACAAGCAGGATACAAAGCAACATTCCCCTGACCAAAAAGAGGGGAGAATATGAATAGGGTAAATAAAAACCGGTTGTTGCTTCTCTACTGATAATAATAAAATGCTTATTTCTTATTGTCAATACTTATTTTTAGTTTTTTCACTATGATCTATTAAGAAATCTCTCTATATAATCCCATTTATATGATCTGAACCTAAAGCTATGACTACCATTACAAAACACTCGTTCTATGCGATCTTTAAAGAATCCCTCCCCTGTCGCCGAAAATGGCCATAAGTAGAAATCTTATCAGTTGAGGAGGTATCTTTTTATGAAGGCAACAGGACAACCTTGGTGTATTTATCCGAGAAACGGCATTGATGGAATTTTTTATGTTCCTTAAAATGCAACAGTTGAACAAAGTGTCAACTTTGGAAACTGTTGCATTCTTGCGCGACACGCGCACACGTCAATCAGCGATGTTTGCCGAAAAGCAAACTCGCAGTGTTTTTCAGCCGCGCTATTTTAGCGGCTGAAAATAAACGTTCAATTAAAGAACAAAGAGACCGGTAACTATATGACTGCAAAAAGCACTGGCACAAGGGATAGAAATGAAGCGACCCGTATTGCCAGCAGATGCTGGACTGAATATGACAAGACCGGCGCCGTATCGTATAAGCCCAGCAATAGCATGATGGACGCAGCGGATTATCAGATGAAGGCTCTCGATGAGAAAATAACCGCCTATACGCAAACCGCTATTGATACCATCGTGCAGAGCGTACAAACTGTTTCTTTCAACAAAAACACACCGCAGCCATACTCTGTATCAGCCGCAGAATACGAAGATGCTCCGAAAGAGATTAAGCCGATTTTAGACCAGCTATCAACGCTCACCTTTTATGAGTATGTCCTTTTGTATTAGAATTACAACGAAAGCCCGTATATCAAAGAGTTTACTCGTACAGGCGAAAAGCCGCCAAACCCTGAACGGTTTAAGGATATAAGCCGGTCGATAAAAAAATATGCTCATCTCTTTCCGCAATGTCTTTTGACAGAAATAACAGGGACTAAAATTGATACACTACTCGGTGCTATCAAAAAGGAAGGGAAGCTCAAAGATAATACAATAAAAGCATTCCGTTATATCTTTAGTCAATCGCTCAGATATGCCTATCGGCATAATCTTCTTGCCCGGGATGTATCGCAACAAATATCACACGAAGCGAAGTCTACACGGAAAAAAGCAAAAAAAGAAGCGGAAAAGGCAATTTTCACCAAGGAAGAGATACAACGGTTATTCAACAGCGACGATAATCCCTTTGTACTGGAAGTCTATAAACTTATCAATGAACTGTTGCTTAAAACCGGTCGCCGTATTGGAGAATTGCAAGCCCTCCAGATACAGGATTTTATTAAAAACACCGACGGCTACGCGCTCAATGTTGACAAAAACTATTGCCGTGCTGGAAACCGGATTAAATGCACAAAAACGGAACGCAGCGACACAATTCCTATTTCTGATGATCTTGCCGCAAAGCTATTAGCGTATCTCGAAAAACATCCGCTAAAAGATAAACAGGATGCGTTTATCTTTTTCTCTGCCCAAAAGAGTAGCATACCAATAAGCTATGCAGCAATCCGTAAAAATTTTATTGCTACTATGAAAAGGCTCAAGTTTGCAAGAGCTAATTTGACACTGCACAGCTACCGGCACACGTTTGCGACCTTTCTACGGCTTGCCGGCTTTTCGGAAGAGGAGCTCAAACTTCTAACCCGACATGACTGCATAGCCGAAGTAAGGCGGTATACCGACCACTACACGCCAGAAATGGAGCAGCTAAAACACAAGGCAGTCATTGTTTTTGATACGCTGACATCGTAA